TTCAGCAATTGCAAATGCTAGTGGTTTTCAAACAAAGAAAAGTCTTGACTTCGAGATGCTTCGTGTACCAGTTGTTTCCAGCGGTATTGTAACCGAAAATGACTCCACACAAATCATATTAACAGCAGAACTACCAACACTAGATAGGTATGAAATTACAGAGATTGGTCTCTATACTGCTGGATCTAACCCAATCGTAAATGATTCAGACAGCAGGGTTCTATATAATTTTGGAATCAATGAAAACTGGGAATATCACACAAATGTTGCATCTAATGCAATTGCCTATTCAAATGTAACTCCATTTTCTGAAGCAAACATTATTAAAGATGGACACCCAACAGCCTTTAGACTAAATGCAACTGACACAATATTTGAAAACTCAACAAGAATTCAAAGCAACGAAAAGCCAAGATTCTTAGATAGTTCAGTGGTTGCAAAAGGATCAATGTCAGACATTACTATTGCAGGTTCTGGAGAGTATGTAGCATCTGCAAATTCTGCACACATCCACCTTGCTGGAAAATTAGTTACCCTAGATACCAATACATCAGAAGATGAACTTGTTCTTGCATTTTCAATAATGAAAAAAGATCTTGGAACAACTGCCGATCCAGATGATTTAAAAATCATTGTAGAATTCACCTATTCTGAAACAGCAAATATTTCATCAGACTATGCAAAGATGCAAATCAATTTAAATACAGCAGCTCTTGCAGATGATTATAGATATTACGTTGTTAGACAAAAACTTGGAAATCTATTTAAAACAGACAAATTTAGCTGGTCAAAAGTTGTATTCGCTAAAGTCTTTGTTGATGTCACTCCTGGATCTGGTGCAAGTGCATCCGATTATTATGTTGTAATAGATGCCCTGAGATTTGAAAATATAGCGGCATTAGATCTAAATCCACTATATGGAATGACAGCATATTCTCCAGTAAAGAATGAGGTCGAAGGGGTGTCTGGTACAGGTTCTCCAATTACAAAAGAATCCAACAGTGTAAATCTAATTGAGTTTAGATTTGGTTTGGGGATCTAATGGCTGAACAAGAAAAGCCACAGAAAGCTATCATTTCAATGAAAGACTTGCCACCAGTAAGTTCTCAAAATAATTATGTTGTTAGATACAGAGTAGTATCAGACGACAAAAACAGTTCTACTGAATGGTCAGAACCATTGAAAGTTTATGCATTGGCTACAGCAAACGTTAGTGGATCTTTGCAATTATCTTCAAATAAAGACATTGTTTCTATTGTTTGGGGAGATGAAAACAATAGACCATCGTATGATATTTTTGTTAAATTTGGAAGTTCAACATCAATGTCTAATGTGAATGAATGGCAGAATTATTTTTATCACGGAACATCTCTCGTTCATAACTATTCAGTACTAGTTCCATCGTCGGTAATTACTGCCAACAATGTAAATGTTAGTGCAAACTACATGGTTGCAAAAATTCAGGTAGCTAGTTCTGAAAATAAAGAATCTGCTCCACTGGTTATTTATGAAATATCAACACCACTTCATCTGGTATAATAATTCAAGGAGAAAAATATGTCAAGACTTGCAGTTCCACAAAGGGGTCAACCCCTAGATGTTTCACTTGTATACGAAATAATTAGTTCTATTAACGAACTATATACAAATACAAATAGATCAACATATTCAAGTTTGTCAAGTTCTATGGACCTTGCTCAACCAAACAATGTTAAAACAGCTAATGCAAAAATAGTGACTGGTCTTGCAAAAATTGAAACACCAACTGCTGGTTCAGAAACAGAAGTTACATTTACATTTGCAGGAAATAACTTTTCAAGACCTCCAATCGTCACTGCAACACCTCTTGTTACAAATAAGAGTCTAACTAATGTGACTGTTGGAATTAAGAGCGTAACAACTTCTTCAGTTAGACTTTCACTATCTGTTCCAAGTGGATGGTCTGGATCAGTAAACATATCTGTAATTGCAATTGGTGAAGCCGTCTAAGGATTAACATGCCTCTCCCTAACATGGACGAGTACAATTCATTACCTGTTATTCCTGGAAATAAAAAGGTATGGTTTCTTAATGGCGATCTTGTCAGGGTACATCACTTGAATAGATCCAATGGCATTATGTCTGTATACAATATAATTAAAGATCAAATAGAAAGCTGCTTGATTAATGATTTTAAAAAGAATCGTGAACGAGCATATACTGTAGGACAAACTGCACAATTGGTAAATAGGAATAAAAAGTATATGCCAGACCTTATGAAACGTGGAGTCATTCCACATCCTACAGGAAGCAGCAAGGGTGGCGTAACAGGGTTTCAGATCAGAAGTTATTACTCTGAATCGCAAGTTCGTGAGATTCGTGATATACTGGCTTCTTACCATATGGGTCGTCCTCGTAAGGATGGTCTAATTACAAATGATATAACACCCTCAAAGCAAGAGTTGACAAGACGTATGGGGGATGGTATACTTACATATACAATGGCTGAGGATGGAAGATTCATTCCGATTTGGTCAGAATCAATATAATCCATAGGAGAGACAATGGAAAACGATAACACAAAAATCAATGTAGCACTTGGCTATACCCTCAATCTTGGCAACTTTCAGTCGCTTCGTGTTGATATTGGCATTGAGGATGCTCGTCGTGAGGGTGAGACAGTAAGCGAAGCATTTGAGCGAGTTTATGAATTCGTAGAAGCCAAGCTTGCAGAGAAAGTTGCAGAAGCCTCAGCGGAGCTTGAGAGCAAGTAATGGCAGAACGCAAAGACCGTATGGCTTTGCTCAGTCGCTATAACAAGTTGCATACGCAACGTTATGAAGCAAAGTCGTTGCTAAATTTAAACGTAGAACAATGGGCTGCAGATGGGCTTATTGAGTCATATGGACTACCATATTGCTATGATCTGCTTGATTACTTTTTTGAGGCAAGCCCCTCACCAACATGGAAATATTTTGCAAATTATGCAGACAAAATTATTGATGCACGAGATCAATACAATCAGGATTTAATAGAGAGAGAACAACGCCGTAAAATGGCAAAGGAGTGGTTAAGTGAATGATACAGAATCCAAACTTATTTCAGCCGTACTTGAGGACAAGCAAGTTCACGTACTGTTGCAAGCCAACGTGGAAACAATTCTTCGTACTCATAACGATGTATGGAATTTTATCCGTACTTACTTTGAGCACAATAGCACTGTTCCACCTACTTCGTTAGTAGTAGAAAAGTTTCGTGACTTTGAGCCAATTGCTGGGGTAGGTGCAACTAAGTATCACCTCGAAGAACTTCAGGCTGAGTATATGAATGATAGCCTCAAGGACATTATTCGTAATGCTGCTGCAGATGTTCAGAGTGGTCAGGGAGTCCAAGCACTTGAGCAACTAATCACTAAGACATCCGAACTCAAGAAGAATACGTCTGCCATTCGTGATATCGATGTTACAGATATTGACTCTGCTATTGCATTCTATGAGCAGGTGCAGCGACAGAATGAACTTGGTGCAACAGGTATCAAGACTGGTCTACCAGGATTCGACAACTATCTTCCTGCAGGTATTATGCCAGGTCAACTAGGTGTATTTCTTGCCTATCCAGGAATTGGTAAGTCATGGCTTTCCCTCTACTTTGCTGTACAGGCGTGGAAGCAGGGCAAGTCACCTATGGTCATTAGCCTTGAAATGAGCGAGACAGAAGTTCGTAACCGTGTGTTTACCATCATGGGAGACGGTCTCTGGTCACACCGTAAGCTTTCTGCTGGTCAAGTAGAACTTGACATGCTAAAGAAGTGGCATGAGAAAAATCTTCAGGGTAAGCCTGAGTTCCATATCATCTCCAATGATTCTGGTGGAGAGGTTACTCCCTCAGTTTTGCGAGGAAAGATCGACCAATACAAGCCAGACTTCATTATCGTAGACTACTTGCAACTCATGTCGCCCAATCAGAAGTCAGACAATGAAACAGTCCGTATGAAGAACCTCTCTCGTGAGTTGAAACTTATGGCTATTTCTGAAGAGATTCCAATCATTGCTATCTCGTCAGCCACACCTGATGACGTTAACAAACTAGATACTGTTCCTACACTTGGTCAAACCGCTTGGTCACGTCAGATTGCATATGATGCTGACTGGGTACTTGCTCTTGGTCGTGGTACTAACTCAGATGTCATTGAGTGTGTATTCCGTAAGAACCGCAATGGCTTTATGGGGGAGTTTCTTGTAGAGACTGACTTTGACAAGGGTATGTATAAGTACAAGGACTTTGAAGATAACTAGTTATAATGGGGTATGGAAAATTTACACCATAAATCTATCAAAAAGTTTAGCCTAGATGGGACTATGCATGACGATTCTGCAATCGAAAGATTAAGAAACGAATATATAAGGCTACTTTCAATGGAGATGGAATTGTCTGGGTATGCAAAAAGATTAGATATTGACCCAGACTTCACAATAAGCTATAATGAGAATAACGATACATATAATTTTGTATTAACCATGTATGGAATATACGTAGGGAAGAATAGATCACAATGGATATCAGGAATAGACGGAACAACAGTAATATATACACAACAGAACAAATCAAACGAGTTCTCACAGGAGCAGGTGTAACGATTGAATCAGAGGTAGACTCTGACTTTATCGTGTTCTGCCCCTATCACGGAAATCACCGTACACCTGCTGGTGAAATTGATAAATCTACTGGAATGTTCTTTTGCTTCTCCTGTCATAAATTCGCAAACCTTATAGAGTTTGTAATGTATATGTCCAATCGCACTTATTTTGAAGCAGCACGTTTTATTAAATCTAAAGAGACTGAATCTAATCTAGAAGCAGAAGTAAGTAAGGCACTTATCGAAAGACCTGACTTTGTTTTGTTTGACGAACTTCTTATTCAAAGATTAAATCAACAGGCATTAGATTCTCCTCGTGCTATGCGTTATTACAATGGTCGTCTCATTACAGATGATTCAGTAAATAAATTTAAACTTGGCTTCTCAGAGAAGCAAGACATGGTAACTATTCCAGTTCACTCACCAGACGGTATGGCTGTAGGATTTGTGGGTAGATCGGTAGAAGGTAAGGAGTTCAAGAATACTCCAGGACTACCAAAAGCAAAACTTCTGTTTAACCTACACAGGGTAAAAACAGCAGACAGGGTATATGTTGTCGAATCATCTTTCGATGCCATTCGCCTTGACCAAGTTGGAATGCCAGCAGTAGCTACATTAGGAGCTAACGTTTCCAACATTCAAATAGACCTGCTAAAGAAGTATTTCAATAACATTATTGTTATTGCAGATAACGATGAAGCAGGGGGGAACATGAAAAACAAGATCATTGAGAAGCTGGGATCTCGTGTCACTGTGATTCAGTTAGAAAAACAATACAAGGATATCGGAGATATGATGGATGAAGATATTAAAAATATTGACGTGTCATTTGACAAATCTATACTATCTATGCTAAACTGATAACCTCAAACAATTAGGAGAAAACTATGAGTGCAATTAAGGGACTTAAAAATCTAAACGCCCTACTCGAAAAACCAAAGTTCGAAGGAACAAAGGTCCGCTGGCTTAAGCTTGCTGACGGACAGTCCGCTACGATTCGTTTCGTAGAGGAACTCGATGCAGACTCACCCTACTACGCCGAAAGCCGTGGTGAGGCAGTTGTGTTTGCAGAACACACTAACCCAAAGGATTACAAGCGTAAGGCTGCTTGTACAATGGATTCGGAAGGTCGCTGCTACGGCTGTGAAATGGCTCGTAAGGAGCCTAAGTCTGGCTGGAGAGCACGTAACCGCTTCTATTGCAACGTCCTCGTCAATGATGGTCTTGAGGACCCTTACGTAGCCGTTTGGTCGCAGGGTATCTCAAAGCAGTCAGCAGTACCCACTCTCATGGAGTACTTTGACGACACAAAGGGTATCTCAAACCTTGATTGGAAGATCAAGCGTAATGGACAGGGAACTGAAACCAGCTACACGCTTCTTCCCAAGGGACCTGACACAGAGCCTTTCGACTGGAGCAAGTACGAGGTCCACGACCTCAACTCCGTTCTTCGTGAGATTCCTTACGCTGAACAGGAAGCATTCTACTTCGGTTTCGATGCTCCCTCTGTTACCTCTTCGACTAACGCAGACTGGTAATATAGACTGTGCTGGATAACACAATCAAAACTATCCAACTGCTAGGCATCAGGATAAACTGCCTACCTAAACTTTTCATATCTAACGTAAGGACTTTATGAGTTACGCTGGGCTTCACGTACACACCCACTACTCACTCTTCGACGGAATTGCCACCCCACAGGAATATGTGGATCGTGCCGTTGCATTGGGAATGACTGCTATTGCAATCACAGACCACGGCTCAATCTCTGGACATCGTGAACTCTACCGCTCTGCTAAGGAGGCTGGCATTAAGCCAATTCTTGGTATTGAGGGGTACATCACTAAGGACCGCTTTGATCACGAAGATAAGAAGGACAAGAACGATCCCCTTGACCTCAACTACAATCACCTTATTATTCTTGCCAAGAACGACATTGGGCTTGAGAATCTTAACAAACTAAATGAACTTGCATGGACAGAGGGATTCTTTAAGAAACCTCGCATGGACTGGGATATTCTTGCCCAATACAAGGAAGGTCTGATTGTTACCTCTGGCTGTCTTTCAGGGGTATTGGCTAAGGCAATCGAAGCAGATAATCTTGCATATGCCAAAGAACACATTCAGTGGTGTAAGGATACCTTTGGCGAAGACTACTACATTGAGGTAATGCCTCACAATCCTGCAGAGGTTAACAAGATGCTTCTTAATCTTGCAGATGAATTTGGCATCAAGCCAGTAGTCACTCCTGACTGTCACCACGCTGACACAAGCCAGAAAGAGATTCAGGAACTCAAGCTTATCCTCAATACTTATTCTAATAAAGTTGAGAAGGATGCAACGTACAATGGTTCGCTAAAGTACGACAACCTTATGGACAAGTTGGACTATCTCTATGGTGCAGACCGTCAGATGTCATTTAATAAGTTTGATATTCACTTGCTCTCAGATGAAGAGATGCACGATGCGATGAAAGCTCAGGGTATTGACCGTGAGGATATGTACCAAGCTACTCTTGAAATTGTAGATAAGATTGAAGACTATGGTATTGAAGACCACCGTGACCTGCTTCCTGTACAGTATCAGGATCCAGACGGAGAACTCCTCAGCCTCGCTATGGAAGGCTTAAAGTCACTTGGTCTAGACCAGAAGCAGGAATATCTTGACCGTCTCAATGAAGAACTTGAGATTATTAAGTCTAAGAACTTTGGTCCATACTTCCTGGTTGTACGCTCTATGATTGCATGGGCTAAGAAGGAAGGCATCATGGTAGGACCAGGACGTGGTTCTGCTGCTGGTTCGTTGCTTTGCTATGCCCTAAACATCACTGATATTGACCCAATTGAACATGGTCTTCTGTTCTTCCGATTTATTAATCCAGAACGTAATGACTTCCCAGATATCGATACTGATATCCAGGACTCTCGCCGTGAAGAAGTCAAGGACTACCTTGTACGTCAGTATCGTCACGTTGCATCTATTGCCACATTCTTGCAGTTCAAGGATAAGGGTGTTGTGCGAGATATTGCTCGTGTACTCAATATCCCACTTCCCGACGTTAACAAAGTTATGAAACTTGTAGACACATGGGACGAGTACTGCACATCAAAGTCAACCGCAGAGTTCCGTGAGAAGTATCCAGAGATTGAGAAGTATGGAGAACAACTCCGTGGTCGTATCCGTGGTACTGGTATTCACGCTGCTGGTGTCGTTACATCTAAGGAGCCTATCTTCAAGTTTGCCCCAATGGAAACTCGTGTGGCTCCAGGAACTAAGGAACGTATTCCTGTTGTTGCTGTAGACATGACAGAAGCAGAGCGTATTGGTCTTATCAAGATCGATGCACTGGGTCTCAAGACTCTCAGTGTGCTTGACGATACTCTAAAGATTATTGAAGAGCGTGAGGGTAAGAAGATTGACCTGCTTAGTGTCGATATGGAAGACCGCAACGTTTACAATATGCTTTCTGAGGGATACACTAAGGGTGTCTTCCAGTGTGAAGCGACACCATATACCAACCTGCTTGTCAAGATGGGTGTAAAGAACTTCAACGAACTTGCTGCTTCCAACGCTCTCGTCCGTCCAGGTGCTATGAACACCATTGGTAAAGACTACATTGCTCGTAAGCACGGCAAGCAGGGTATCACCTATCTTCACGAGGTTATGAAGCCATTCACATCAGATACCTACGGCTGTGTTCTTTATCAGGAACAGGTAATGCTTGCCTGTGTGGAACTTGGCGGTATGACAATGGCTACTGCTGACAAGGTTCGTAAGATCATTGGTAAGAAGAAGGATGCTAAGGAGTTCGACCAGTTCAAGAGCGAGTTCGTAAAGGGTGCTTCACGTTACATCACTCCCAATGCTGCTGAAGACCTCTGGCACGACTTTGAGGCACACGCTGGCTACTCATTCAATAAGAGCCACGCTGTAGCCTATTCAACGCTCTCGTACTGGACTGCGTACCTAAAGTACTACTACCCAATCGAATTTATGTTTGCACTTCTCAAGAACGAGAAGGATAAGGATGCTCGTACAGAGTATCTTATTGAAGCCAAGCGTATGGGTATTCCAATCAAGTTGCCACACGTTAACGATTCGGATGCGGATTTCAAGATTGAGGGCAAGGGTATTCGATTCGGTCTTACCGCTATTAAGTTTATTAGTGATAATATTGCAGAGAAGTACATTGCACAACGTCCATTCAATTCTTATAAGGAACTTGAGGAATTTACGTTTGGTAAGGGTAATGGAGTTAACTCTCGTGCATTGTCAGCACTACGTCTAATTGGTGCTGCAACCTTCGCAGATAATCCTCGTAATGATGAAGAGGTTCGTGAGAATCTCTATGAATACCTAAACCTACCAGAGTTTAATGCCTCTGTACCACAGCACTACTATGCGTACATTAGCGATGCAGAAGAATATGAGGAAAAGGGTGCATTCGTTCTTCTCGGAATGGTCAAGGGTATCAAACGAGGTAAGGGCTGGTCACGCATTGAGGTACTAGACAAGACAGGTGCTATCGGTATCTTTGATGAAGAACAGTCTCAGATCGAAGCAGGACGTACCTATCTAATCCTTGCTAGTGACAATCGCATTACTACTGCAATTCCTGCAGATGAACTAAAGGGTAATACCTCTAGTCTGCTGAAGTTGCTTAGTTACAAGCAGTTACCATTCAAGGACGATGAAATGTTTGTAGTCTCTTTCAAGCCACGCATTACAAAGGCTGGCAAGAAGATGGCTTCAATGGTTGTAGCAGACACCAATCGTGAACTGCACAGCATTACAGTCTTCCCCACTCAGTTTGCTAAGGCGTACATGAAAATCAAGGAAGGCGAAGTATATAAATTCTCATTCGGGAAAACAAAAGATGGAACAACAATATTGGAGGATGTATTTAATGTTTGATGAAGTAACTAATCATTTGCACGAGGTAGCAGTCGAAAAGGGATTCTGGAATCCAGTTGTGGGAGATGTACCACAAGAGCAGATTGATATCTTTATGACAAAGCAGTTGATGATGATTGTGTCAGAGGCTGTAGAAGTTATGGAAGCTATTCGTAAGTCACGAGGACCAGAGGCAATTGCTGACGAGATGGCTGATATACTTATTCGTACATTCGATCTCTACGCTGGACTTGTAGAGTTTGAGTACACACACGTTTCTCTTGACGAGGCATTCGAAAAGAAGACGGCATTTAACAAGACACGTCCAGAGAAGCACGGAGTAAAATTCTAATGGTAACAGTATATACAAAGAACAATTGCGTACAGTGTGATGCAACCAAGCGTCACCTAGACAAGCTGAATATCGCATATGAAACAATTAACATTAATGACAATCCAGAAGCACTTGATAACTTGATTAGTTTGGGATATCGATCTGCTCCTGTGGTAGTTGCAGACAATGATAGTTGGGCTGGTTACATGCCAGACAAGATTGATAAGTTGGCTGAATAATGATGACAGTAGAAGAGGTACTAGCACAGCTAGACCCAAAGATTCGTAAGCGTCTAAGTACTGGTGAGGGTATCAAAACTGAACTTCAGCCCACACCTAGCTATGGTCTCAATCGTGCATTGAACGGTGGACTGCCCTATGGTCGTCAGATTCTTATTTGGGGATCTAAGTCAAGTGCTAAGTCTTCCCTATGCCTACAGATGATTGGTATGGCACAGAAGGAAGGTAAACTCTGTGCATGGATCGATGCTGAGATGTCATATTCGCAGGATTGGGCTGAGAAGATGGGGGTTGACCCAACTCAACTAATCGTCTCACAGGCTCGTACTATCAATGAGATGGTAGATGTAGGTACAGCACTAATGAATGCAGGAGTAGACCTAATTGTTGTAGACTCCATTACATCGTTGCTACCTGCTATCTACTTTGAGAAGGGTACTGATGAACTCAAGGAGCTAGAGAACACAAAGCAGATTGGTGCAGAGTCTCGTGACTTCAGTAACGCATGGAAGATGATTAACTATGCTAACAACAAGGTTAAGCCAACTCTATTCGTTTTGATCTCACAGTCACGAAACAATATTAATGCTATGTATACACAGCAACAACCTACAGGTGGACAGGCTACCAAGTTCTACTCTTCAACTGTAATTAAGTTGTTCAGTTCTGAATCAGACAATCAAGCTATCAAGGGTAAGATTCAGGTAGGAGATAAGCTAATCGAAGAGAAGGTTGGTCGTAAGGTTCGATGGGAATTACAGTTCTCTAAGACCTCTCCAGGCTTCCAGAGCGGTGAATACGACTTTTACTTCCGTGGTGACAACATTGGCATTGACAGCGTTGGTGACCTTGTGGACACCGCTGAGATGGCAGGATTGGTATCTCGTACAGGTGCATGGTACATCGTCTCTGAAGATAAGAAGGTTCAGGGTAGAGAAGCCTTTATCACTTATGTCAAGGAGAATGAAGAGTTCCGCAAGGAGATTGAGGATAAACTAAATGGCACGGTATGATGTTCTATCAGGACAGTTCACATGTCATACTTGCAAGGCTGATGTACAAACTGTACGCTGGTATGCTTCACTCAAGGAGCTTACGTGGATGTGCAAAGATAAGCATCTAAGTAAGGTCAATTTCAATACTAAAAAGAAGAAGGAAGACTATGAGCGAAAGATCGGAGAGTAAGCGAATTGGAGCAACTCAACATAAAAATTCGGGTAGAAATACGCAAAAGGGTGATGCTTCTTGGGGACAGTTTGTTGTTGACTTTAAAGAGGTCGGAAAGTCGTTTACTCTCAATAAGGAAGTTTGGGCTAAGGCTACGACTGACGCAATTCGCAACAAAAAAGACCCAGCAATTGTTGTTGTACTTGGCGAGGGTAATTCTAAAGTAAGACTAGCAATTATTGAACTCAGTATCTTAGAGCAATTGACTGAAGACTCTGAGTAGTGTATAATAGATAGAACAACAGAAATTGGAAACAATGGAAGAAACACACAAAACAACACTAGATGCAATCAATGGATTAGCAGAGATTGCAGACTTCATGGATGATGAAGAACTTACTACAGCACTAACATTTATTGCTAAGGTAATTCTTAAGCCAGACATTCCAATGAACGTAGTAACGGTAGAGATTGTGCGACTACAGGCAATCGCTGCTAAGATGTCATTCAAGGCTACTTGGATGGCTAACGTAGACAAGGGAGATAGAGCGAAGAAGAATATTTACTTTACAGCAGCAGCAGCTATTAATGAGTTGGTTGCAGCATTAAAGTATACTACTCGCTAGGTAAATATTATGGCTAAAAACTTATTGAATCAAGTTATGCTCAAGGGTGTAACTGGTAAAAAGGCATCATTCCTTGATACCGATGAACTGATTGCAAAGATTCAACATGGATATATTATTAATCGTGTTGACAAGCACCAACAGAAAAAGACCTTTGCACCTAGTACGATTGCATTCTCTCATGGAGAATGTCCTCGCTACTGGTACATTGCTTTCGAAGGTGCAACATTTACAGATAATGCAGATGCATATGGCGGAGCTAATATGACTGCTGGTACTAAGTCACACGAACGTATTCAAGCAGCTATGGCTAATGTGCCAGATCTTCTAGTTGATTCTGAATTTAAGATTACAAGTCAAGACCCACCCATTTTTGGTTACGGTGACGTTATCCTTAATTGGGGTGGAGAAGAATTGCTTGGTGAAATTAAAACAATGCCAAGCGAAGGATTCGAATATCGTAAAGCAGCAGGGAAGCCAAAACTTGGTCACCTAGTACAGTTGCTTATCTATATGAAGATTCTTGGAAGGGAACGTGCAGTACTAATCTATGAGAACAAGAACAACCATGAGTTGCTTGTACTCCCAGTAGTAC